GAGCTTAGGCGTCAATCTGGCCCAGATAAAGCTAGAAAGGATTCTTACTCGGCCTTGGTTTTAGGTAGCTGGATGGTCAAGATCATACACGACATGAACAACGTCAAGCGAGAAGATGTGACGAGTACTTTTGCACCAATGTTTATTGGCTAGTTCAATAAAGTATAATAAGACTTTGAGCTTACAAATTACCTCTAAACCCTTGGCTCCGACTAAGTTATACCGCAAGTATAAAAGTTAACTTTGAACTTTTATAGACTTTTACTTTAACTTTGTGTAATATTAAGTGTGAAAGAAAAAAGAAAATATACTAAGCGTTCAGATTATTGGAGCAAATTTAACTCAGCAGAAAAGAGCATTAACGATATGGTGCAAAATTTTTCAGTTGGCAATACTATGCCTGAAACTGCGGGGGAAAGTTTTTACAGCTACGAGTCTAGCGCTGCGGGCCGAAGCCCCACTCACATTGGGAGTAGTTCGTGCAAGACTAATAGCACGTTTTCTAGACCCAAAGCTAACAAGTACAATAATATTAGAAATGGCATGCTTCCTTATGACTATGGAGCAGATGGAGTAAATGTTAGAGATTCTATTGAGTTATGCCAAAAGGCTTATGCCAACGTGGCAATTTTCAGAAATGCTATAGACATTATGGCAGAATTTTCAAACTCTCCAATATATCTTGAAGGAGCAAACGAGAAATCTAAAAAGTTCATTGAGAACTGGATGAAAAAAATAGGAATATGGAGAATTAAGGATCAGTACTTCAGGGAGTACTATCGCTCGGGCAATGTCTTCTTCTACAGGGTAGATGGAAAGTTTTCTTCAGAAGATTTATTAAAACTAAATTATGTATATGCATCACAGACCTTAAAGCCAGGCGAGATTCCTGTAAAATACATACTACTTAATCCTTACGACATTGTAGCAGAAAAAGCCACAGCATTCAAGGAGGGAACCTACCAAAAACTTCTGTCTGAATACGAACTAGAAAGACTGCGCTCACCTAAGACGGAGGAGGATAAAAAAGTATTCGAGTCCCTGAGCCCTGAAGCTAAAAAGAAAATCAAAGACGGATCGTTCAATAGGGACGGCATCAAAATAGAATTAGATGCAGATAAGATGGTTTATTCTTTTTACAAAAAACAAGATTACGAACCATTCGCTATACCTTTCGGATTTTCCGTTCTGGATGATATTAACTGGAAGATGGAGCTTAAGAAAATCGATCAAGCTATCTGTAGAACTGTAGAGAATGTGATATTGTTAATTACAATGGGAGCAGAACCTGACAAGGGGGGAGTGAATCCTCATAATCTAAAAGCCATGCAAGACTTATTTAAAAATGAAAGCGTGGGTCGAGCTCTGATCGCAGACTATACTACTAAAGCTCAATTCGTAATACCCGACCTAAATAAAGTTCTAGGCTCGGAAAAATATAGAATTGTAAATGAAGATATAAAAGAAGGCTTACAGAATATCATAGTAGGTAACGAAAAGTTTGCCAATACACAAGTTAAGGCTGAAATATTTCTAGAAAGACTTAAGGAGTCAAGAAATGCCTTCTTGAACGACTTCTTGCAACCGCAGATAAAAGAGGTTTGCAAAAACATGGGGTTAAAAAGTTACCCAGTTGCAAAATTTGAAGAAATTGACATAAAGGATGAAGTTCAGTTTCATCGAGTAATTACTAGATTGTTGGAGATTGGAATATTAACTCCAGAGCAGGGAATCAAAGCAATGCAAACAGGTCTATACCCGAATCCAGAAGAGCTCTCTAAAGTGCAGGAGCAATACATATCAGAGAGGGAGCAGGGTTTTTATAATCCTTTAGTTGGCGGCGTGCCTATGATAGAAAGTCTTCAGTCCGAGAAGGATAGAGATTTAGCTGAAGAACAAATGGAGAACCAAACAGAAATACAAAAAAAAGAAATAAACAATAAAGAGACTGTAAATAAAACCCCCCAGTCAGCCGGCAGGCCAACGGGAACAAAAGAAATTCCTGTTCAGGCTGCAGAAGGTTACGACAGAAAAAGCATACAAAATACAGTATATAAAATTGAAGAACTTCAATCATATGCTGAAGCTAATTTCAAAAAACACAAAAATATTAAAAATATTAGTGATAATCAAAAAAGTTTAATTATTAAATTATGTGAATCTGTTATATGTTCTAAAGAAAAAAATCAATGGAAGCGAACTTTATTGTCTTGTGTTAAGAATGTAGAAAATATAGAAAGCCTAACGACAATTCAGGATGTTGTAGATATTGGTATAGAGCATGAGCTAACCGATTATCCATCTGCTATATTATATCATAGTCAAAAAATCAATAATTAGTGTACTTATATACATTCTATGAAAAAACCATTTAGATACACAACAACCTTTTCAGATATTTTATTAGCTTCAGGCGGAATTGATTCGCAGGAGCTCAACATAAGCAAAGCTTCTCTTGAGTCGCTAAGGGACATTATACCTCAAGATGTAGACCTTGACAAGAACATAGATTTACTTGCTGTCGCATTTAATGGGGCTGTGGTTAATAAATTTAATAAAAATGGAGATGGAATTGATTCAAAATCAGCAGTTAATATTATAGATCAATTTAAGCATAAGCCAACTAATATAGAACACCAGAAGCAAAAAGTTGTAGGGCATATAGTGTCAGCTTCATTTTCTGAGTTTGATACAAACAAAATAATCAATAAGGAGGAAGCTTTAAATAAAGCAGGCCCTTTTAATATAGCTCTTGCATCTTTGATTTACAAAAGTGTCAACCCTGAGTTCGCAAAATTGGTTGAAGAGTCAGTTGATGAAGAAAGCGATCTATACCATAAAGTTTCAGCTAGTTGGGAAATTGGATTTAACGATTATGTGCTTGCGATAGGCAGTGACAATTTAGAAGAAGCTGAAATTATCGAAGATGAAGAAATGATTGAAGAATTAAAGAGCAGCCTTAAAGCTTACGGAGGCGACGGAAAAACAGAAGACGGAAAAACAATAAATCGATTAATAGTGGGAGAGATATATCCTCTAGGCATAGGATTTACCGCTAATCCTGCCGCTGAAGTCAAGGGGTTAACCGTTGGATATAGCGAAAAAAACAAAGAGTCGGCAAAAAAAAGCGAAAAAAATATTTCACAAATACACAATTCTGATGTAATTAACAAAAAAAGTACTATTATGGACAATAACGAAATTTTAAATAACCTAGTGTCTGCTTTGGAAGACAAAGTTTCTAACAAGAAATTCTCTGAAGAAGCTGTGGCAACTGTATCTAAAATTATTAACGACGCAATCCTCGAAAGAAACAATTCTTTCATCAAGGATAAAGAGCAGCTTGAAAATGAAAAAGCTGAACTAGCCAAAGCCGCTGAAGAAAATTCAGAAGCGGTCAAGCAGCTACAGCAAGAACTTGCAGAAGCTACGGATAGAGTGTCGGAATTAGAGCAGGGCCAAAAACAAAGTGAGGCAATTGCTCGATTTGATTCGAGAATGTCCATGATTGAAGAGATCTATGAATTGGACGATGAAAGTCGTAAGATCGTAGCTCACGAACTTAAAGATATTGATGAGACTGAAGAAGCTCTTGCAACTTTTCAAGAAAAGTTGTCTGTCGTACTTCGCCATCAAAATAAAGAATTTATTGCCAAGCAGGAAGAAGAGTTTAACTCAAAACTTGCAGAGGCTGTTGAAAAAAGAATTGCTGAATTAAAAAGCGAAAATTCATCTGAAGACGAGGCTGTCGAAGAAGCTTTAGATAGCATCTCCAACGAGTCAGAAGTTGTTGCAAACAACAATGCCGAATCGTCCGAAGAAGAAGTTTCTCTTAAGCAAAAATTTCAAGAAGCTTTCTCGGAAGAGAATTTAACCATTAACTACTAAAATAAAAGGAATAAAAATCAATGGCTATTAGAATATTACCATTTCGTGATTACAACGAGCATGATGTTGTAAACATTTATCGTATGGATGGAGCTAAAGGAGCTTTCATCGATCTATCAGACGCCTCAAGGCGATCCACCAATGCAGGTGACGCTGGAGTGTTTGTTAAAGTAAGAAACGGCCATTTAGGTGGCGGTCAATTAGGCGGCTGGGATCCAGTCGATGTATCATCAAACCCTGCTTCTTTATTGGGAAAGACTGACTATCCACATGTTGGACGCAATCTTTATCCTCAAGCAACTTTGACTGTTGAGCCAGTTACAGCTAGCGGCGACGCTTGTCTGGGAATTACTCTTCGTCAAACTGTCGAAAAAGATGAGAACGGTGAAAACCTTCTTTACAATCCGGTTAAAAAAGATGAATTATTTGGAGTTCTTCCTGGTGAAGCTGTGCCTGTACTATCTAAGGGTCTTATTACGATCACTGATGCTGCAGTTAACGGATTATTAGCTGTTGGACAAAATTTAATCACCTCAGCTAACGGAAAAGTAAGCGGTGTAGCTTATGGTACCGCAAATGATTCTATCGGACTTGTTATCGGTAGCGGAGCTAGAGAAGATGCGATTCACGGAACCGGCACTATCGGAGCTACCAATGTATTTGGCCAGTATGGCTATCAATCAGGAGCTTACTATATGGTAAAGCTTAACTGTGCGTAATTATTAAACAATAAAAAGGTAAAAATTTAAAATGAAAATAACATTAAAAAGAACCGAAGAACAGGTTGAACTTATTAAAGCTATGGCATCCAAAAATCGTGATGTCGCTTACGAAGCTCAAGTTGCTCTTGCAGAATTTATTGGACCAGTACTTGCGAAAGTTATCAATCAGGCACCAACACTCAGTAACCTATTTTCGAATTTCCAATTTAGCGCTGACGAAAGCCCAAGCATCCCTATGGATCTTTACTATGACATTACTGATGAAGATTATGTCACTGTTTGGAGTCAGGCTGTTCCTGGAGGACTTCCAACCAATACCGTAACACCCATCGGCGGTGAAATGAAATTCACAACCTATCGCCTTGATAGCGCTATTGATTTCGACAAACGTTATGCTCAACGCTCTCGTATGGACGTTATCGGTAAGTCTTTTACTCGTATCGCTCAAGAAGTTCTTCTCAAGCAAGAAAGAAATTCAGCTACATTGCTTCTCGGAGCATTGTCTGAAGCTCAAACAAAAGGCAAGAACCACGTTATTCGAGCTGGAAATCCTGGACGTTTAATTCTTGACGATTTCAATAAGCTTCTTACACTCGGCAAGCGTATTAATACTGCTTGGACCGGAGGTACGGCTGAAGGTGGTCTTGGAGGTCGCGGAGTAACTGATTTAATCGTTTCTCCTGAGATCGTTCAAAGTCTTCGTGAAATGGCTTACAATCCAATCAATACTCGAGCAGCGAACGGAGGAGCCGCTGGGGATGGACATATTCCTGCGACTGATTCTATGCGTGAAGCTATTTACAGCAACGGTGGTATTCCTGAGTTTTATGGTATTAATATCATGGAAATTCAAGAACTAGGTCACGGGCAACGCTTCAATAAGCTTTATCAAGCTCTTGCTTTGAATCAGGTTAATGGCTTGGGTCAAGATGGAGTCGCTAATTTTACTGACGGAACAGACGAAATTGTAATCGGTCTTGACAAGCGTGTTGAATCTCTATTACGTGCAGTTGCTACAGATTCCGAAACAGGATCTGAGTTCTCTCTCGTAGCAGACGATCAATACAGTGTTCGTCAATCTAAGATCGGATATTACGGTTCAATTGAAGAGGGTCGCATGATTCTTGACAATCGAGCATTATTTGGTCTCGTAGTGTAAGACACTTTAATATAAAAGTCTTTATCAAGAAATCCACCTTATTGGTGGATTTTTTGTTTATATAAGTTATTATATGTGTACTAAACTTTAAACCTATAAAAATTATGCCAACCAAAAAAACCAACAAGAAGCCAGCCGCTAAGAAAACGGCAAAAAAAGAAATCCAATATGCTGACGGAAGAGCTCAATCCAAGAATTTAGCCCAAACAGTAGAAAGTTTAATGTCAGTAAAATCTAAAGATCCATTTAAGTTATCTAGTGGAGAAAGTTTTGATGAAGCGGTAACTAGCCTCACCCTGTCTGAACTGCAAGAGGTAGCCGTAAAAGCGGGAGTTTTTCCTTCTGGAACTAAAGCTACTTTAAAAAATAAACTGTTAAAAGAATACGAGAACATTACCCATGGTAGATATGGAGCAAGTTCTAGTTCAAGAACAATTGTTGACCCACACTCCGACAGAGCTAAAGAGATACTTAAGATTATTAACGAATGAATCAGCTTGGCGAATTAGCTTACAATATTTGGGATATTGAATTTGGAGACCACTCCACCGCTTTGCAGCGGGAGAGGGAGGCGATGCTAATATCTGGATACTTGGAGGTTAATCTCGGCCAAATGAATGTGTTAATTAATACAGATTTTGAGTTAAATAAAGCAAATGACGAGGTGGTTCCCTCTTTAAATTACGAAGAGAAAGCTATACTTACTCAGCTTTATCTAAAAGATTATATGAACAAGCAGGCTCGAAATGTTTTGCGTAATGCTACAACAACTTCAAGCACGACGACTACGAGTCAAGGAGTTACCGATTGGATTGAGTTAAGGGAGGGAGACAGTGCAATTAAAAGATCTATAGCAACATCCACAAGCAAAAATGCATCCGCTAAGCTTTTTCAAGATTCCGCAAAAGAGTCTGCAGAGCTGTTAAAGAGGTTGATTCATTCCTACAACATGTATGGAGCCAAGCCCCTGCAAGTTATGAGTGGAGACTCTGGGGATTGCGGAAGCGGCAAGCAGGATGAAGGCGTGGCTTATATTTTACAAACAGTAAAGGATTATGTCGATGGACAATCAGCCCTAACCGAAGCTAACATTTTACAAACCGTAACAGAAAGCATTACTGCAAACCTTATAGCGGGATATGCTCATACTTTCGCCCTCAAAAAAGGAGATGGTTCAATTTTTATTGACTGGTCTAGTGAATTTTTGCCAAGTCAGACCCCTACGGTTTTAGCTACTTTAAGAAGCCGTAACGAAGACGATCCAATTATTGCATATAGAATACAAGGAGCTGTTTCCCTGTCAGGAGTCAATATTGTATTTTCTTCTGACATGCCAAATTCAAACTACGCTATAGAAGTCGCCGCATTTCTCATTGGCCCCCAGTAAGCTGTTTAAATATATCAAGCTGTTTATCAGGACTGAGGTAATACCACTTGTACATAATATCTGACTTGATTTTAGCAACTTTGTTTTCTATTTTATTGATTTCTAATTCAATAGCCTCTAAGAGTTCCGCATTAACATTGTCGACTTTTATATCTAGCTCTAGTGCTACTTTTAAAATTTTATTGAAATCGCCGCAAGATCTTCCGTTGGTCGCTTCTTGATACAGTTCGGCTCGAGATTCAATCTCTTCCTCAGATAATCCTT